GCGTCGGTCACGTTGGTGGGCGTGCCGCTGTTGTCGTACTTCACCTTGCCGCTGATGAACCGGCCCGTCTGGTAGGCGGCGGCCACTTCGGCGATGGTGTCAGCGTCAACGGAAGCGCCGGTGCTGATGTCCTCGTTCAGTACCGCCAGGGCGTAGCTGGTGGAAATCTGGCTGGTTCCGGCAGGTGCCCACAGGCCGTTGCTCTTGCGGTACATTACCATGCCGCGCTTGATATCGCCGTTGCCGGGTTCAACCGGAATGGCAATCGGGCGTGCGTTCAGCGGATCGGAAAGCAGATGTTCGGGGGTGGAAGTCCCGATGGTTCCGTAAAGAGTGCTCATGTTTTTTTCCTCCTTTTCTCAGGATCAGTACATGCCGCCGTCGGCGCTGCCGCGATAGGCTTTCGCCAGCTTCGCTATTTCAGCCGCGTACTGCTTGATGTCCTGTTCGTCGTTGGGTGCGGTGTCCTGGGGAGTGCCGCCCGTCACGTTCTGCGCGGGCTTGGTTTCTTCCTGGCGGGCCGCCTGGTAGTTCGCGCCCTTCTGCTTCATGGCCGCCACAATCTGCTTGTGGAAGTCCATGGCGGAAGTGCCGTTCTTCTTGGCCGCGTCAGCCATCGCCTGATACTCCGCCGTGGGCGGGGTGATCGCGTCGATGTCCTCCTGGCGCTGCCGGTCGGCGGCAATCGCGGCCTGCTGAATCTGCTCAAGCAGCGCCGGGTTTTCCGCACGAAGCTGTTCGACATTGAGTTCCTTGATGTCCATGGTGTCAGTTTCCTCCTCGTGTTGATTTATTTCAGTCGCAGCCCCGGCAACTGGAGCAGCGTTGCTGATGGTGGGATCCCCCGCGTTCTCTGCGGGTTCGGTTTCCTCCGTCACAGGGATTTTCGGCACATGCCCGTTCAGCAGGTCGTCCTCCGTCACGGTGGTGTTTTCCGTTTCCGGCTCGTTGTCCTTGCCCTTCACGGCAATCTGCTGCGGAACGGATTTGTAAAGACTGAGCATCGCGGCCATTTCCCGCGCGGAAGCGCAGGCCGCTGCGGGCGATTCGCCGCCGACCTCGGCCTCCAGCAGTTCGTCCGCGAATCCGTATTCCACGGCCTGTTCGGCGGTGAACCAGGTTTCCGCGTCCATCCATTCCTTGATCTGCTCTTCGCTCTGGCCGCTCTTCTTCGCGTAGAATCCACGCGACGTGGCCTCGATGTTCCGCAGCCGTTCGATGGTGTGCTCCAGCTCGTTGGCGTTCCCCAGCGCGTAGCACCACGGGTTGTGGATCATGTATTCGCTGCCCTCGCAGATGGCGACGTGCGCCCCCGGCAGGGTGGCAATGTCCGTCGCCGCGCTGGCGCACATGCCCTCGATGCGGATATTGATTTCGTCGAATCCGGCGCTGCCCAGGATGGCCCGCATGGCCACGCTTTCGGTGCAAACGCCTCCGGGGCTGTTGATGCGCAGGAGCAGCTTCTTCGCGCCTTTTTCCCGCACTTCCTTGATGGCTTTGTCGAACTCGGCGGCGCTCTTGTCCTCCTCGCTCCACTTCCACCATTTCGGCCCGTCCTCCACAATCTGGCCGTACAGCATGATTTCCGCCGTGTCGCTGTCCTCCGCGCTCATGCGGACGCTGTAACCCAGCCGGAAGATATCTCTCGGCATGATTATTCCTCCTCTTCCTCATCTTCGTCCTCGTCCTCGTCGTCGGGCGGGGGCGGGGTTTCGCCGCCGCTTTGCATCAGCGCGGCAAATTCCTGCAGCGCTTCCAGCTCCCTGCGGCGCTGGCGCACGTTCGCGGCCCAGTCGTTGCCGTTGTATTCGCTGGCCTCCTGCTCCTGGGTCGTGATATTGTTCGCAATCCGCATGGCCGCCGCGTTGACTTCCTTCAGCGGATCGACATGGCCCATGCTCGCGCCCATCCAGGAGCACCCGCACCACGCCTGCCGGATGGCGGGATCGTCGAAGAATCCCGGCGCTTCAATCCGGCCCGTGGCCACGGCTTCCGAAAGGAACGCCTCATAAATCGGCTGGTTGAAAGCCGCGTTGAACCGCGTGCGGTATACGCGCACGGTGCGCCAGAAGTCCAGCAGGGCCGCGCGGGCCGCCGTGTAGTTGCTTTCGTACTTCTTCACCAGCACTTCCTTCGGGATTTCCATGCTGCTGCCGATCACGGTTTCCATCGCGCCCACGTACTTGTCGAAGGTCGAGTTGTTCCGTGTCGGGTTTACCTCATGGACTTTCTTTCCGAAGGGCAGGTCGAGCACCACGCCGGGGCCGAGTTCGTAGTGGTATTCGTCGTCCGTCACCTTGTCGTCCGCGTTCACCACGTCCTCCAGGCCGCTGATGCCGTCGTCCTCCGTGCTCTCCAGGAACACGCTGAACATGCTGGCCACCAGGTTGGCGGTCAGCTCGCTCTTGAGGTAGCGGTCAAACTGCTTCAGCAGTTCGATTTCCGCCGCCACGAAGGGCACGCCGCGCCGCTGTTCCGGGCGTTCCGCCACCATGATATGCAGGATATTCGGTGCGCCGGTGTCGCGCCCGTATGCGTCGATGGGCTGCCAGGTGATTTGTTCCGTGATGCTTCCGGCCAGGGGATGATGGCTGGCGACGTGGTATTTCACCACCGCGCCCTCCCGGTCGATCTCCACGCCGTCGATGATGCGCCCGCCGCCGTCCAGGTTTTTGATTTCGCTGTCCCCGCTGCTGTCCGGGGTGCTGATCCGGTCGGCTTCCAGCAGGCGGATGGTCGTCTGGTAGGGCGTGCGGTTGTTCGGCTTCATCCCGAACAGGGCGAATACGTCACCGCTCACCAGCATGGACAGGAACGCGAGCTGCTGCAGTTCGTAGAAGTTCTTCCGCCGCTCCGCGTCGCAGAACGTGTTTTCGGCCCACAGCTTGAACTCCCGCAGGATGTTCCGTTCGGTTTCCTCCCGCAGCTCTTCGCTCATGCCCAGGAAGTCCCCGTCGATTTTCGGCTTCGGCTGGATGCCCCAGCCCACCACGCTGGTGGTCAGGGTCGTCGGGCCGCTCCGCGCCAGCCCGCCTCCGTCAAACAGGTCGCGGCTCCGCTGCCGCAGCGTGCTGCCGTATTCGTCGATGTCGTCCTCTGCGGCTCCGCCGTTCACTACCCAGCCGATCATGCTGTTCAGCGTCTGGCTGGCTCCGTGGTTCCCGTAGCTCATGCGCGGGCTGCTGCCTCTGCGGGCTTTCCGCCGCTTCGGCTGTTCCGTTTCCTGGTTGGGAATGGGCGGCTCCCGCTCGTTGTTTTTCAGATCGTCGGCCATATCATTCCCTCCTTACAGGTCGCGGGGCACAACCATCACGGCCCGTTTCGTCCGCGCGTTGCCCTCAAGGCCCTCTATCAATTTGGCAAGCTCCCGGATACGCTGCATGATCCACGGCAAATCCACCGCCGTGAACTCCCGCGTCCCGACTTTGTAATGCTTCGCCTGCCCGTCCACCAGGGCGATTTCCGCTTCCTTGTACAGCGCCAGCAGGCTTCTCGCTTCCGTCAGCGTATAGGCGGTGATAAGCGCCATAATCCGGCCTCCTCTCAAACCTTGATTCCCTCGCTCAGTACGCGCTTTTTCTTCCGGCGCTCCACCTGGGTTCGGGTTTCGATCTTTCGCGGCTCTTCCTTGCCGCTCAGAAGGGTTTCCATTTTGTCAAAGTTCCAGTTGAAATATTTGTAGGCCGCCCGCGCGTAGTTCCGGCAGTCCAGCGGTTCGTTCCGTTCGTAGGTCTTTTCCCACGTCACCACCGTCTGGCCCATCCTGCGGTGCAGCACCATCTTTTCGGAGATCAGGCCCCGGAAATATTCGATGTCGTACCCGCAGGTGTAATCCTTCGGGTAGTGCATGTATCGCGGCCCCGGTTCCTCCACGCTGGTGGCGTACATGATGGCCTCTTTGCCGCTGTCTACGCCGATGATGAACCGGGTGGCCTTGTCTTTGCCGTTGTCCTTTTTCATCAGGCGCACATACGGCTTGTCGCCGCCTTCGCCCTTCACGGCCCACATGCGCTTGCTGGCCCGCGCCGCGCACTCCCGGTAAATCTCCTGCGTGAAGTGGCCGCCGCTGTCGATGAACGTTGCCAGGATGCGCATTTTCATCCCGTTGGCCAGCGTCCATTCCCGGTCAAGCAGGTCGTCCACTTCGGCCCATACCTCCGGCGCGTCGGCCCGTCCGGGAATCACGCCCTTGGCGATGCCCCAGCTCTGCTCCTCCCGGCCCCAACCGACAACCTCATACTCCAGGCGGTTGTCCTGCGTATCCATGCCGCAGGTCAGCACCAGCACGCCGGTCGGCACTTCCGCGTTATAGATTTCGCGCCGCGCGTGCATCGCCTCCGGCGCTCCGCTCCGGTCGCGCATCTCCCAGCTCTCGCCCAGCATCGTGTTCACGAATACTTTCAGCAGTTCCGGGTTGTCGTGGGCTTTCATGAAGCTCCGGCAGATGTCCGTCCAGTCCGACCACGGCGACATGAACGCGTTCAGCCGGAAACTGCGCACGCCCGCCT